TCTTAAAGATTGAAAGAACCCAGGAGTTTTATCTTCTATAGGTTCTTGTAAACCATCTGGTATTTGTCTAACTGGATCTTTAAGTTTTGGTTCATTAAGATCAAAATCGTTAGCCATTATTTTTTACGTTTTTGTAATTCTCTATAAGTTGGTGCTCTACCCATTCTTCCAGATTTAGTTCTTACATCATATCTTCTTATAGTTTGATATTTACCTGTTTTAGGATTAAACTTTTCTGCTGTAGAAAATTGACTTAAAACTTTATCTACATCAGTCATAGGAGTTTTTTTACTTGATTTAAAAACTTCTGATGGTGGAAAACCTAATTCTCTTGATTCTTGTTCTGTAAGTTTTTGAACAAATTTAGATTTTTGACTACCATATCTTCTAATAGGTACATTTAAAGATTTACTTTTAGATTCTAAAGTAGATATACCTTTAGTTCTAGCTATTTTAATAGCTCTAGTTTTAGCTCTTTCAACAATACCTAAAGCTCTTTTACCTTCTGTTGTTTTAACAGTAAAATTAGTACCAGGTTTTGTTTTATAAAATTTTGTTTTACTAAATAATTGCATACCTTTAGCTCTTACTCTTTGCAAACCAATAGACATAGCACTAGCTTCAGATTTAGCTGCAAGTTTTTCAGCTCTATGTTGTCTTAATATAGATGCATCAGAACTAAATGGTTTTACTTTAGGTTTTTTTTGTGCTGGTAATTTAGTAATACCTTTAAACTTAGGACTTTTTCTAATAATAAATTTTTTAATCATTGTATTTCCTATTCAAAATATTCAGGGAATCTAGCTCTAAGTATTTTTTCAGCTCTTTGCTTAGATACCTTTTGTAATTGTGGGTTAGATGCTAATAGCATATTAAATATTTGTGAGTCATCATTAGATAGTACATTGCCATCTGAAGTAGGTATTATTATTTCAGGGCCAACTTCACCTACAACATAAGGCTTACCAGCTTCTACTGGTCCACCATGTTCTCTTTTTTGAGCTTCTAAAGTAGCGTCAATAATTTGAGCTCCTCCAATATTAATACCACCTACTTTACTAATTTCACCACTAGCAATCATATCATCAATAATTTTTTTATATAATCTGTTTCCAACTACAATATCTTTACCAGATGCTTTAGCTGCTTTTTTCATTTCTCGTACTTTAATTTGTACTTTCATAACAATATCTTCAACAGCTTGTTCGTATGATTCAGATTGATTACCAGGAAACATTTTTCTCCACCAACTTGGTTTATCCATGCCTTTAGATTTAAGAACACTTTTAATTTGATCCATTTGACCTTCAGTAGCTTCTATAACTCCACCTTGTCTAGATTCTATAATTTTTTTATAATTTTGTGATATAGCTCCTGCTTTCAATACATTATCTAATGCACCTTGACCTAAACTTTTACCTTCAGCTCCTGCTTGCATAAATGCTAGTCCTAATGTAAATGCAGGGTTAGCCATAAGACCTTCAAAACCACCTTTATCTTTCCAAGTAGCCATAGCTTTATCCATATCTACACCTGCCATATTAGACAATCTTTGTAAAAATCCTATGTCAGCTTGTTGTGTACCTTGTCCACCAGTTACTATTGGATCTGATGGTTCTTTCATAGGCATAGGTGTTTGAGATTGAAATAAAGATTGAGTATTTGAAGGACTCATCATAGCTGCTTGTTTACTTTGTTCATTAGCTTGTGGTACATTTCTATTCGCAGTTTTAATTGGAACTTTAACACCATCTTGTCTAGTAACTCGTCTTAATGGATCAGAAGAAATTACTCCACCAGCAGTATCTAAATTTCCTTTTGCTCTACTTGTATCTGCATTTTTAAATATATCTTCAACATTTCGATTTTTCCAATCGTCAAATATACTTCCAAGATATGTATTGTCTAATAATCCCATTATAATATTCCTTTATCTAAATTGTTTTTCTTTAACCATCCATAAAATGGACTCTCACTTATAGCTAAATAACGCATAGGACTTGGAGATCCAAGTATACCTTGCATTTTAGCTTTAGCAGAATCATATTGATCTTGAAAAAACAATTCGTTTTTATTTTTATTTATTTTAGCAAAAAAATCTGCAGCAGGTGAGCTATCTGGTTTATCTAATCCAGAGACAATATAAGGTGCATCAGGTGCTACATTGCTCATAAGTTGTCTCTCAGTTTGTTGTTGAGTTCTTTTACCACTACCTAACAAACCACCAGAGTCTGTACCTGGCCCTGCATATTTATAAGTACCATAATCACTTGTTAAATACTCATTTACATTTCTACCTGCAGCAGTTAAAAATGCAAGAGTTGGTGAAAATTTTAATGCAGGATTTTGTGTAATAACATTATTGTAATGTTCATTAAATGAAAGATTTACAGTTCCTTTTCCTGCTCTACCATATGGTTCATATTTAACATTTTCTGTACCATAGTATTCATTAAGATTTTTGTTAAATAAATCATATTGTTCTTTAGACATTTTAATGTCTGTTTGATCATTTTTAGCTAATTCTTTATTAGTAGTTGCTATATCTTTTTGTGTTTGTCTGTAATGATCTTTATCAGGTACATCATATTCGTCATCTGAACTTACTTGTATTGGTTTTTTTTTAGGAACTATTACTTTTGGTTTAGCTCCTGAATCTCTACCTCCACCAGGCGAAGTTACATATGTTTTTGTAGCTTTTGGTTTAGATACATATTTAGTAGGTGAACTAGAAGTACCACCTCCCATAGCTATATCTCTAGCTGTTGGTTGTGTTCTACTAGCTTTTGTGGAGTACATTCCTTTATCTCCTCCACCTGGAGGCCCTCCTCCACCACCTGAATCTGAAGATGATCCTCCTCCTCCTGACATTTAAACTCCTATAATATAGCTAAAACAATAATGATAACAGCTACTACTGCACAAGTTGTTTTATGTTCTTTAATAATATGTGGTATATGTTCTTTTAATTTCATTATAATAGTCCTCCTAATAATCCAAATCCAGCTCCTATTGCTGCTCCATAAGGCCCTGCAGCTCCTAACATTGGTGCTAAACTTGCACCTGTCAAAGCTCCACCTGCAGCCATTGTTATAGGATTGGCTTTGGGTGCTGTCATTGTTTGTTGTTGTGTTGGCAAACCAAATGCAATTGGTGCAGCAAGATTATAGTATTGCTGTAATGATTGCATAGGTGCCATTTGTTGTTCTCTTTGTATATCTTCTAAAGCTCCACCAACTGCTGTTAAGCTAGGTACTTGTTGAGCTGTAGATAATTGTCTTGCTCTTTCTCTTTCTAACTGTCCAAATGCAAATGGTAATGCTTTGTCTGCAACTTGACCAACTACTTGGCTTTGCATTAATGGTGATCCTGGTGTTCTACCAGCTCCTGAAAATTGTCCAGCAACATTAGAATATATATCAGTAGCAGCTTGACTAATCAAAGGAGATAAGAAAGGGTTAGTATACTGTCCTTGTATAGTTCCTAATATTTGTTGGTTAGCAGCTTGAGCCATTTGCTCTTGTGCAGCTAAGCCTTGTGTAGTTTGTGTACTAGGTGGTACATATCCTGCAGCACCTGGCCCTTGACCATAAATGGTTCCTGCTTCAGATAATATTTGTTGTATTGCAGGTTCTGCTGGTGCATATGGTTGTGCAGTACTTATTGAAGTTCCAGAACCTCCTCCTCCAGATGACATATGTTATTTCTCCTTTTTATGTTTTTCTAATAATACATGGCTTTCTTTGTAACCATATGGTTTTAGCACACGCTTCCAACCAGGTCTAGCAACAAGCTCTAATAAATCACATTTATTATTCCATGCAAATTCTTCTATTTGTTTTATTAAATGCTGCCATTTATCACGATGTTTACCTGTCATAATTTTAATATTAAGACATCGTTGTAATGGTCTTTGTATAACTTCAGTAACAACTACACCATACATTCTATCTTGAATATCTAGTTCGCTATCCCAAAGAAACCAAAGTTGCATTTTATCATCTTTAATCCATTGTTTAAAATGAGTTTCAGATGCATATCCATTTGATCTTGCTAAAGCATTAGCTATTAAACCTTTGCAATGTAACCAAACAGAATCAATATTTTCTTTTGGTATTTTAACCAATTCAATCATGCAGACTTTTCGTCAAATATTTCTAAATAACTAACAATTCCTGCTACAGCATTTGCAGTTGCAGCTTCTAATCTTAATATATCACCAGATTCTAATACTAATGTTCCTTCAATAAAATTAATAGAATCTTTAGCATTTAATGTATGGTGAGCTATTTCATATTCTGTCGTAGCACTACTATCATAAACATATCCAATAGTATCAACATTAGAAGTCGTAGTATTAGTTGATTGAATAGTTTTTACTATAGTAGTTCTATTAGCAGGTACTGTATAGACATCTGTTTTAGAAGTTGTCGTTAAATCAAAACCTGCATTTTTATATATATTAGCCATTTTTAGGATGTTTTATTTTAACAGATTTAATAGCCTGATAAAAGTTAAAATACTTAGTTTTTAATTCTTCATCTTGATCTATTGAGTGCCACAACATATCTAGTTGATCTCCAATTTTAGGGTAACTATTTCTTCTTTGTTGTGCGTAATCAGATTGTTCTGGCTCATTAGCCATTTCATTCATCTTAGCTTCTATATCAGCTACTGGTATAGGTGTTGTTCCATTAAGCCATTGAATAGAATTTATATCTTCACCTTGATATGTATATTCTGCATTTGAATTTATTCTTTTTATTGCATCTGATATTGTCATTATCCTTGTATCTCCATTAAATAAAAAGTTGATTGTGCTGAATTTTGAAATCTAACATCTGTATTATTATGAGTAGCTACTTGTATTTTATATGTAATTGAACTTGTGCTTGAAGGTGTATCTATATAATTAAAGATTTGCATAAATCTTTGAGCACTTGCTTGACTTATAGAAGCATAATCATGAGTTGTGGTAAAAATGTTTGTGCTATCTCTAAAAAATTTTATTCCATAACCAGCAGTATTTTGATTATATTTAGCATTTATATTAGCAGTTAAAATTATTTTACTTGAAGTAGAGTTAGGTGTTATATTTATTGTTGCACTTGTTAAATCTGTATAAGTATTTGATGTTAAAACTTGTTCTGAAGTTATTATTACCATATCAGACACTTGCAAAACCTTTCCTTTACCAGAGTTTGCTCCTAATGTAATTAATGCCATATTGTTATACTCCTATCAAAGCTTGGATTTCGTCACCATCTAATCCCAAGTCTTTTAGTTTTTGTTTGCCAGATTTTGCTTTTTTTAATTTGTTTATTGTTTCAACTTTTACATTTAACTCTGTTAATTTTTCTTCATCAACATTATCCCAAGCAGTTTGAAATTCGTTAGCTTTATTTCTAGCTTCTGTTAATTTTATTTCTTCAACAGATGTCATTTCAATTATTTTTCCATTTACTAATCTAGTTGCCATTATTTAATACCCCACACTGTATATTTTCCTGTATCAAAATTTCCTGTTGATGGAAAAATTCTAAAACCATTAATCACACTAAAATTTTGATATGTTAATGTTCCCCAATTAGCAACATAAGCACCAGCAGGATCTTTGTATGCACAATTTATAGTAATTTGTGGCATACCAGTTCCTGTGCCTATATTAACCAACATATCTGCACCCCAATTTTCATAAGTATCTGCACCTATATTATTTGATACATACCATTCATTTTGATTGTTTCCACCATAGGTATTTGTATCAAAACCAGTTGCATACTTTTTTACAGTTGCACTATTATAATTATTTGATGTAATTATTGAACCACCTACTTTTGCTCTTGCATACATATTAAAATCTGCTGTTCCTTGTATGCCTTCAAAGAAAATTCTAAATTGGTTATATGTTGAAGTATCAAAATCAATATCAATTTCTGATGGTGTTCCTGTAACTGTTGTTGTTCCTAAATTTACAATACCAACATTATCACTTGGTGTTGCAAAAGTATTATCTCCTCTTAAAAAAGTTGTAGCATCTTTAGTTCCTGTTGCAGAAAGTTTAGCAAGTGTAACAGAGCCATCACTAGGTACTGTCATAACTCCTGTTCCATAATGTAAAAAGAAATTGCAAGTAGATGTACTTGGTATAGCAACGCCAAAGTCTATTGTAGATGAGTTCACAGAGAAGTTAGTAGCTTGAACCACACCATCAATACTAATCAAACATGATTGAGCAGAGTTTGGTGTAAATGCTACTGAACCTTTTGTAATAGAATAAGAACTAGAACCATCAAAGGTAATATTATCTAGTACCTCTATGTTTGATATTTTATCTAATCCTCTGCCAAGATAAGCCATTATTCTGTACCCCCATTATCTATTACTGTTCCACCATCTGCTATCCATTCTTGAATTGCTTGGTAATCTGTGTTTGCTTCGTCTAGTGGTACAAAAGTTGTAATTGAATTATGCACAACTTCATAATCAAATTCAGTATCGTTAAAATAATTTTTTGTAACTGTGCTTATATTTTCTTTATTAATCATAATTATAATTCCGACTCAAATGTAACAGGGTTAAAATCTGCAAAAACTCTACCAGATGCAGAACCTTTTATATTTATAGAAGTATTTATTTCATCTCTGTTTCTAGTATTATAATTGCTGTAATTAGTTCCAGCAGTATAAGTTAATGTAACTGTGGGATCTGCTCTCATAGTTGTAGGATGAGCAAATATACTTACACAACCAGCACTTTGATTTGCACCAGTAACATAACCAGCCATAGATGTAGTAGTTGAAAAATAATATCTTTGACATAAACTTTCCATAACTCCTGTAGGCAAGAACTCAAAATCAGATGCAGTTGTTCCAGCTTCTAATTGTATTCCTGTGATGTACCATTCATTAGCTGTGCTATCTGCAAGGTTGACTTGACCTACTGCTCTATCAGCAGCATCATAAGATTGCCAAGATGTTGCTAAAGTTCCAGATGTAAAATTACTTCCAGCACCTAACCAAAAACTACATTGTAAGCCTATTCCATTATCATTATTTATAGTTCCAACTGTATCACCGTCATAAGTAATAGTTTTCTTTTCCCAAGTATCAGCAGATGAAATTGTATAGGTTTTTGATATTAACCTAGCACTATCTAAACTTCTTATATCAGCACAGTAAGTTCCTGTTTTATTTGATTTAACCCAAAATGAAAGTGTGAGACTTTGAGCAGATGAAGTTCCAAATTTTAAATATTGACAATTTTGAGCCTCAGCATATTGAACTGCAAAAGCATAATCTCCTGCAGATGGTGAAGCATCAGCAGTTGTGCAATCAAATTTCATAGAATTTGCAAAACCTTGACCAGTTGGTACATCTGTTGATTGTGATTGAGTAAAAGCACCTAAATTAAGTCTTGCAAATGCAAATCTATCTATTGTGTCATAAGAACCATTAGTAGAACCAGCACTTGTTTTTGAAGTTCCTCTTTGTGCTATGCTCATGTCACCATTGATGATGATGTTTCTGAACTTAACATTGTCTTGAAATCCAGCACTTGGTATTTTTGATATTGCCATAATTTATCCTATTAATTTATATCCCATTAAACTTGTATTTGTAGCTGAAGCAACTGCACTTCCACTTGCATTAGCATCTGTAAAATTTGCGTAAAGTTCTATCGTATCTGATGCAGATAAATTAAAAAGACCAGATGCAACTGTAGTAACTGCTCTTTGATTTTGACCAGTATCACCTAATCTTTGTATTGCTGTTTTAATTGCTGAACCATTTTTATAAATATACGATACTGTTTTTTCTCCATCTTTACCAATATCAGCATAATTACCAGTAACAACAGCTTCTAAATAATATTTTCCACCTTGACCACTTGGTACTGTAAAAGTTGTACCATCAAATGCACTAGCACTATCTAATTCATTTTGTGTTAAACCAGTAATTTTAGTATTTGTATCTCTAGTAAGAGTTTGATTAGAAGCTAATTCGCCATAAAAATATGGAGTGTTGGTTGGTAAAACTCCACTTGCTAATTGTGCAGTTCCAACAGAACCATTTGGTGGATTTACAGTTTGAACAGCTTTACCTAAATACACACAGTACATATCATCTCCAACAGATGTAGCTTCTGTTAGTGTTAAACTTGTGCCAGATGCAGAATAACTAGTTGTAGGCTCTTGTCTTACAAAATTAATAAATAATGCTAACTCATTTGCATTAGCAACTGGATTATCCAATGTGTAAGATGTAGTCGCACTTGTAGTGAAGTCTTGCTTAGCAAAACTTGTGTAACTTAATGCTGGTTGATTACCAATAAAAGGCATTGATTATTCTCCTATGAACTGATTGCGTCTACTGTTGATACCCAAACATCTAAAGATGAAGCTGTGTCTGATATTACTTTTAAAGCATCACCAGATTGAACTACAAATTTAGCTCCACCATCTAATACTTGTAATGATGAACCAGTTGGTATTGGTGCATCTTTAACAAGATAGATGTCATTTGAACCATCATTGATATATACAGATGCTACAACAGCTGATGTTGTTACATTTGAAACTGATATACCAACTACTGTATCATAACTGTCTGCAGTAAATAAAGTTGCTGCAGATGTTCCTACATCGTTGCTTGTGTATCTTCTAAAGTTTTGTGCCATGTTTTCTCCTTATAAAGCAATCGCCATTGCAATTGCAAATCCATTTGTTGCTGCGTTTAAATTTGTTAATTGACTACCATCTACAGCAGGTAATTGTGCAGAACCATTTAATTGTACTACATTATTTGCAGAAGTTCCAACATCTAATGTAGATGAAGTTCCTAATCCTGTAATCTTAGTATTAGCAATTGAATTAACTGCTAATGTAATATTTCCTGATGAAGTAATTGGTGAGTTTGCTACTGTAAATTCTGATGAACCTGCATCAGCTACTCCTACTGAAGTTACTGTTCCAACATTAGCAGGTGTAATAACTGTAAATGTTATTGTATCAGATCCTAATGTAGCTGTATTATTTGTAGTACATAAAAAGATTTTATTGTCATTTGTTGTACCTTGATTAATAACAACCATTTGACCAGATAACTCAGCAATAGTATCGTATTCAGTATCTCTACTTGCAGTACCACTAGCTACTACTGTATATAATCCATTTTGTGATCCTGTTGATTGATCTTTAACTAAAACTCTATCTCCAGTAGCAAGAGTTACTCCATCAATAGTATCACCATTTTGTAAATCTGCTGTTAAATCTATATTAGCTGTAGTAGCACATTCTGCTACAATTCTAGTTCTTAGTCCAGCAACAGCTTGGTCTACATAATTTTTAGTTGCAGCATCAGAAGTTCCTGAAGGTGCTCCAAGACCTGTAACACTACCACCAGATATAGTAACATTATTTGCATCTTGAGTTGCAATAGTTCCTAAACCTAAATTAGTTCTAGCTGTTGATGCAGCTCCTAAATCTGATAAGTTATTTGATGCTGTAAGTTTAGCATCTAATTGAGTTTGTATTGCAGATGATACACCATTCAAATAACCAAATTCTGTATTAGAAATTGTACCATCATGTATTTTAGTTGCATCAATTGCTGCACTAGAATTAATATCTGCATTTACAATAGAATCATCTACAATTTTAGATGAGTTTACTGAGCTTGCAGCAAGTTTAGCAAGTGTAACATTAGCATCAGCTATATGTGCAGTATCAATAGATCCATCTGTATAGTGTTCACTATTAATAGCATCATCAGCTATTTTAGCTCCAGTAATTGCATCTGCTGCAATTTTAGCTGTAGTAACATTTGCATCTGTAATTTTTGCTGTAGTAATTGCTGTATCAGCAATCTTTGCTGTAGTAATTTGTGAGTCTGCAACATGAGCTGTGTCTATAGATCCATCAACATAATGTTCTGAGTCTATGCTGTCATCTGCAATTTTAGCATTTGTTACAGCATCAGCTGCTAATTTAACAGTAGTTACAGATCCATCTGCAAGAGTTGCAGTTGAAATAACACCAGAAGGTATTGAATTATTAGTTGCAGATAAAGCAGCAATATAAACATTAGAAATAGCTTCATTAGATAATGAGCCTGAATCCCATGTTACATTGACTGTTGTGTTTGTAGAAAATGATGTACTAGCAATAGTACCATAGATAGTTCCTGGAGTAGAAGCAGTTAATTTAATTCTTCTTCCAGCATGATAAATAGCAGTTACATCTACACCATTAATAGTAAAAGACGTACCACTAGCATATGCTGCTGTGTATGCTCCATCACCATCTCCATATTCTACCCATTGTGAATCATTAAACCATTCTCTAGTATTTTTCATCAATGCTCTAATAGCATTATTAATATTAGAAGGTAACATACCTTCTGCAACAGAGATACTATTTAATGATGTATTACTAGCTTGTGTTGTTGAATAATCTTTTATTCCTGCCATTTTAATCTCCTATAAACCAAGCATATGCTTTTTGGTTTTCTTTATTCTTTTCATTTATCAAAGTGTTAATTGCTTCTTCAATTTGTCTTTGAAAAAATTCTTGTGTTTCAAAACTATATCTAACATTATCTATATCAGTTTTGTCTGTCATCTTAATCCTGCTTTTGATGCAATAAGATCTATACCTTGTGCATGACTCCAAGGAGTTCCACTCGGAGTTTTAACATTAATTTTTACGTATCTACCAGATTGTCTTACTGGATTAATACCTGTTCCATTCATAGAAACAGAAGAAGATTCATTTATATTATCAGTTAATCTATCTCTAGTTTTAATAGTAACTGTTGCTTCTGCATCTACTATAGGTCTAATACTTTGAACATTACTTCTTAAACCTGGAAATAATTCTACTTCAGATGTTTCTATTTCACCTTCATTATCTGTTCCAGAAAAAATAGCTGCTTTGTAACTACTATCAATTGCACCTAAATATCTTTGTCCACCATTCCAAAAGTCAGTATCTAATGCAATATTAATTTGATCTAAGTTTCCTGAAATAATATCCATTAATTCTACAGTATAAGCTCCTACAAATTGGCTAAAAATTGTACTTGCGTTAGCTTCTGCAAGAGACCATTTTTTTGTAGCATAATTATAGATTATAATTCTATCGCAAATTCCAGTTGTATTGGAAGTATTATTTACGCTAGGGTACAACCATAATGCTAGTTGATTAAATGGATCTACAGCTGCACAAATTCTATCTGTAAATGCTTTATTTAAATTTAAATCAAAAAATCTATTAACTTTTTCTGCACCAATAGATATTACATTGTCTCCATTAAGCTCAAAAAATCCATCATCTGCATAGAAAAATACACGTCTATTATCTTGAGCTACAGTTCTGCCATATACTGCACCTCTATTAGGTGAGATTACTGATAGTCGGAATACTGTAGCTCCTCCGACATAGTCCATACGAATTATCTGGTTTTGTCTAAAGACATATGAAATTTCTCCAGATGTTATATGGGTAATTTCTCCTCCTGATCCAGGAAGGTCTTGTAAGTCTGCTTGTTTACCTGACCAAGTAGTAATATCATTAATACCTGACCATTGTATTCTATTTTGATTTGAGCTTTGGTTACCTGTAACTAAAAAGTCTCGAATAACTCCTGATACTTTAAAGCTAGGTGTTGTTCCTGCAGTTTGTATTGCACTAAGATTTGCAAAGTTAGTTGAAGTACCCATTAGATAATACTGAGGAACATCAACTCCATTACTAGCAATAATATAATTTCCAAATTGTGTAAATGTCCAAAAATCTGTATTTCCACCTGTTAAAGATCCTTTTCTTGATGTAAATGTACCACCATCTAATTGATAAATATCTGTGTTAGTTGCAACAAAATTATATACATTACCTGCATTATCTCTAAAAGATCCTGCACCTCTAGAATCTTTAGTAATATTATTAGAAGAATAATCTACCAAAGAAGGAAATCTCTTATAAGAATTAAGAGCATAATATACATTAGTTGCTACGTTAGCTCCTGGATTCAAATGTTCAGGTTGATCAGGTAGCCATTCTCCAAAAGGTATCTGCATTATCTTTGCCTATAAAATGATAAGTCTGTTTGTACGTCTGTTCTTTGAACAACTGGTGCATTGCCATATGTATCTTGTTTGTCATTGTTCTCACATCTTTCAAGAGCTGACACATACATTGCTAACCATTGTTGTGCTTGATTTGGTTCTACACCACCAAGAAAATTAGCAGCATGATATAATGAACCATATAAATAAATAGCTGGATGTTTTGCTAAAATATAATTTGATGTATTAGTATCACTAAGCTCTGATATAGCTTTGTAATATGATAACTTGCCAGTATAAGAAACATCAGGGCTAGGAGCAAATCTAAATTTTTCAACTTCATTATCGCTTTCTATTGTGTAAGCTCTAGGTCTACCAGTTCTAGAACCACCTTTTATTTCAAACATATTAGCTGGTGTTATATATTCTAAAGGATATTTTACACCTGAATCTATATAAAATGATCTAACAGCTATAAATCCTGTAGGTACTGTTACTTGTTCAGCATCAATTGTAACATCATCTTGCTGTTCCATTTGTCTTATTCTAAGTTTAGCATTAAAGTCTGCTTCACATAGTTTTATAAAATCATCACTAATTTCTGAAGTTAAATCACTACGATTTAACCAGTTTGCAATAGATGTTTTAAGTTGTGCATATGTTGATATAGCCATTATAAATTTCCTGACGCTGTTCTAAAATATCTAAACTCATTACTATTAAGCTTAGTTTTCATTATTTTTCTTTGTATGTCTTTTGGTAAAGCAAACCAATTGTTGCTTCCATTATATTCTTTAGCCCAGATCTGTAGAACAAGAGGTGGAACACTAGCTACTCGTTTCATTTCTTTTGCTTTAGAAACCCATCCTTGATCAGTATCATTATATAGCTTTTTATTTCTATCTAATAAACCATTAACATTTTGTTCATTATTAATAGTTAGTTTACCATCTGATTCTTGGATATACTTAGTCTTTATTCCATTATCGTAGTCTACAGCTCTGACTTTTCCCATACTATTCTGATAGTTCTGTTACGTATAAATTTACTGATCCTATTACAGCTACTTTTTCGCCAGGCGAAACTTTAAAACATTCAGAAGTTTTAGATTCTAAAAATATTTTAGATGTTGTTGCTGTTGGATTTACTCCAAATTCTATATGACAATCAGCATCTGGTATAATTCTAATATATTCAATATTATCACTAAATGCAGAAGATTGTGCAGACGAACCAGAAGATGTAACTTTTTGTGTAGTTAGAGGTCTCATTGCGTAATTACTCCCGTACATATTTTGTTCTCCTTTTGTTTGGGGATGTTGCCACCCCCAGAATTAATTATCTTCTAATAACAAATGTTACTACTAATTTTTTAGCACCAGTAGATGCACCATCTGTAATCATTTCGATAGTTCCACCTTCTTCTACGTTATTAGCTGCTGTAGGTTCTGCTGTGTCTACATCACCTGCTGCTGAACCAGAGTGTGCAACAGTTATGCCACCACCAGTTACTGCAGTTCCACCAATTTCAAAAGATATTCCTGCATTTGCTCCAGAAATAGCTCCTTGTAAAGCTGTAAGAATTTTAATAATTTTTCCACCATCAGGTACTGCAACAAAAGTTGAAGATGCTGTGCTGATGTCTGCGATAGTTGAAGTTATAAAATAGTCGTTTAATGTTCTCATTGTGTTCCTTAATTGTTCCGATCCTAACCCTCTCTCAGATCTTCAATTGTTTAGAATCTGCTGGGGGAGCAGATTAAAAGGTTACTCCCCCAAACAGTTATAATTATTATGAAGTAGTTAAGTCTGCAACCATTCCAGATGCAGCTTCATTTCTTGACTCAAGAGTAGCTTCTACTAAAAGCTGTCTTTTCTCTGTGTCACCTGTTTTAGCAAGTTCATGCATAGAGAAATCTCTTAAGAATGCAATACCCCAGTAGTTCATGTCTAGTACATAAGCGTCTCTATCTCTAGAGAATCTGTTAGGTACTACTTGTAACTGACCGAAGTCTGAAGCGTAAACGTCTACAGAAGTGTATAATGTAGCGTCTGCACCTGCATCAAATCTAGTAGAATTACCAGTAAAGCCTGATAATTTTTGTTTGTTGAATGGGCCCACCATAACCATTGAAGGGTCACCACCAGCATTCCATACTGATTTGATAACTGATTTTAATTGAGCTTCTGTGAAGGCTCTTTGAGTACCATCAGTTCTTGCTGTGTTACCAGCTCCACCTGATGAACCAGAAGCACCTAGATCATCATTTGATGCAACCCATGCACCAAGAGATCCAAATTTTCTAGCTGTTGTACTGTTACCAGCAACTTCTGCTTGGTTACCAGTCAAAGTAGCTTCCATGTCTCTTTTTAACTCTTTAGCTCTTTTAGCAATTTGATAAGCGATTTCAGATGCTCTACCTGCTTTATCTACTGCTTCTTGAGTACCAGTAATTACCACAGTCTTGTCCATGATTTGGCAAGAGTTAGATAATCTGCTAGTTGCAGTTGATGCGTCTAGAGTTGCTTCATCACCTTCAATTACAGCATTTGAAGTAGATGCTGCTGCTAGTGAGTCGGTTTGCCATTCGTGTAAAACTGCAGTAGCTTGAGTTTTTGCTGCTGAGCTTAAGAATGGCGTATCTGTAGGAGAGATGCTATAGATAACATCTGAAAGATCTTCTCTTTCCCCTACTGAATCGTACGTGTCAAACGTATTAGTTGGTTGTGCCATTGTTTATTTCCTTTGTTGAGATTTAAGATTAATAATGTCAAGAATCGCAGAAGAAGCATCATTAATGTTTCCTGTCTTACGAACCTTGCCAATTTTATTTCTTATTAACTCTCTACCAGAACTTGTTGACGACTTAGCTGTACCTGCTTTTACTACTTTAGGTGCATTAGCTACTTTCTTTTGTATGATAGGTTTTCTATCTTTTAAAGATTGATAGCTCATAGCATCTTTTGCAACCATTAAAAATCTATGATCTGCAAGTGTTCCAATTTCTTGATCATTAAAACCATAGTCTCGTAATGAATTACGTAGGTTAGTTTTAAATGAATCAGATTTTTTAGGATCTGCAAACTCAGGTATTTTTTGTGCTGCTAACTCTTTCTGTGTATCAAGGAACTCTTGGTATTGTTTTTGTTGAGCTTCTTTTGCTTTACTTTGTATTTCACTTAGCTGCTCTTGTTGTTGTCTTAACTGGTAGTCCAGTCGGGCTGCAGCTGTTGGATCTTCTTCGTAAAGTTTTTGAAGATCTTCGCTTCCTTGTTTTTGTCTGACAGTTGCGTCAGCAGTTGCTATTAAGTTGTTCAACTCTGATAAACGAGTTTCATAAGTTTGACGCAAACTACTCTTTTGTTCCTCAAGTGATTTTTTCTCTTGGCTTAAAGAATGAGTTTTTTGTCTATAATCTGAGTCTCTAGAATAACCTGCTTTCAGCTCATCAAGGGTGACCTCTAACTCTTGACCTTGTATCTTAACTCGGTGGAGTTCTGGTTCCTCTAATTCTGTTTGTGTTTCTTCTGTTACCTCAGTATTCTCAGGAGTCTCTGCTTCGGTTACCTCAGACGTTGGTTCACTTTCTGCTGCCTGTGTCTCAGGCGACTCTGATGGTTCAGTCTTTTTTACTTCAGTTTCTTGTTGATCCGATGGATTCAATATTCCTGAAATTTTATCAGCTGCACCTTGTATGTCGGCTTCTGCCATAACGTTCCTTTCGTAATTGGTTGACGTATTTGACGTTTCGTTAGATTAACGTCTTGTATTTAATTGATCTAACTCTTGTTGAGTTAGTTTTCCACTAGCCATGATACTTTGTAAATGTCCTCTGATTTTGTCTACCATATTGTAGGCTACCCAAAGGTGTTTACGCTTATCATCGTCAGCGAAATTTGTATTAAAAATCTCTTGCTTATATATTTCTAAGAGATCTTCAAATGCTGTTTTTAGAAGGGGATCGTTGAGGAGTTGTTCTGCTCTCTTGCCCTTCTGTATTTGTTTGTCTTTGTCCATTAAAGAATTGTCCTTGACCCTTTATTATTTCTTTCATTAAATCACCTGATTTAGAAAGATCGGTTTGTTCTAACATAGATCTTCGTTTTAATTCTAATTCATCTATTTTAGAACCATATTGTAACTCAAGTTCTTTTATTTTCAACTCAAAATCTAATAAAGATTCACGCATAGTAGATTCTATACGTTTGACTTCTGTTTCAGCTTTTAGCTGTGCTCTTTGGTTCTCACCTTGTACTTGAGCTAAAGTAACTTTTTCAAACTCAGTTGGTGGTTTAGGAGGAAGTGGTGGCATTTGAGATGCACCAACATCTGGATCCATAAAGAAAGGTTCTACATTATTTAAACCTGCATTTTCAACTAATTTCTTTAATGAGTTATAAATATTTCTTAAATTAACCATTGGGCCATAAACATTTTGTTGTAGGTTTATTGCCTGCATTTGTCTTTCAAGAATAGCATTAACCATAATTAATTGTTGTTCTTTAGAACCTGATCCTAATCCAACATGAACAGTAACATTAACTCTATCTTTCCATTCGTAAGGTCTCATAGGTATATATTTACCTCTGATTCTTACTATCTTTTCTTTGTTTTGATATTTACAAACAAGTTCAAATATTTTTAATGCTAAATCTTTAACACCTGTTTCTGCAAAGATTCTAGCAATTAACTCCATTCTCATTTGAGATTGTGTTAATACTTGGTTCATACCAGTAGCTGTTTTATTATTTAAGCTATCTGAATTTAAACCTTGTGAAGTTCTACTTACACCAGTTCTAGTTTCTTTTACTGCATCAAGATATGCTAACATACCACTAGCTTGTTCTGTAATAGGTTGTGCCTGAATAGGCATCATTACATTTTGTGGTGGTTGTTTAGTTCTTACAATTCCTCCAGGTCTATTAGTTAGGAGATCGTCCATAGCTACTTGACCATCTTGGATTGCAACTCTATTATTATTAGTTAGATACATGTTATCTAACATTTGTCTCATTACAGTAGATTTAATTAATTGTATATCTTCTACTAGCTCTGCAATAGATCTACCATGAAATCTGTGTGGCATGATAACTGGAGTCATAGATATAAAAGGTATAGTGTCTATTTCTTCTATATCTAATAAATGCTTACCATCACCAGCTACAATAATTTTAACAAGCTCAGCTTTGCCATCATCATCTAAATCCATTTTAACATAACATTCATGGATTAAAACATCTTCTGTACTTGTATCTCCTGTATTATCTCCATGAGAAAAATCTACGTTTTGATGTCTAACAAACTTATCTTCTGTATAAAAATCTGGATCTCCTGTTGGTAGTCCTTCAACTACATCAGGATCAAATCCCATTTCTACTAATTCAGTTTTAGTTTTATTTGTTCTATGACAAACAAAGTTAGCTGAATGTAAATCTTTACATCTTCTTTCAATTAAAAATTCTTCAGGTGGTACTGGTTCTATTTTAACTCCACCATATAATGATGTTCTATGAATAACTACATCATGTAAGGTAACTTTATCTATTTCTTGTCCTCTATCATCTGTAATAGATTCTTCATATTCAGAATGATTTTTAACTTCTACTTGTGAATCTGATACTAAATCATTAAACTCATCATCTGTTAATCTAGTATATTCTTCTCTTTCAGTTTTATTTGCACTATCCCAATATACTTTTAAGATACCATTCTTTTGTATTAATGCATCTTTAAATGCACAATATAAAGCTGTAAATCCATTATTTTCTTTTAAGAATACATGGTTAATATAATCAGATGCTTGTCTAGCCATTTCTTCATCTTCAGGCCCAACACCTTCACATTGAAATACATTATCTCCAGAAGTAAATATCTTCATTAGAGATGGCATTAAACTTTCTACTGTGTCCATTACATCATTAGAAACAACTTGAGAACGTCCTTCTTGTTCATTACCAAGAGGCATTCCTAAATAATATTCTAATGATTTTTTTCTTCTAGCAACTAGCTCACCACCAATGTAACCTGATGCATTGTGAATCTCTCTGCTTAGTACTGATAATATTTCTTGTTTTGATTTTTTCATATTACGTATTTTGTATCTACTGTTATTGGTCTATCCCAGTCTGATGTATCAATTGGTTCGGATACACATCCATACCTAAAGCTATCAGCTGCGTGTGAACACCAGTTATGGTGAGGTTTATTTTTAAACACTTGGTTTTTTTCATCCCATTGTTTTCGATATTGTCTTAATGCATCAAGACCTACTTTGCATTTTTCTCTATCAAACCAACAATTAGGTAAAGCATTTCTTACTGATTCTATTCCATGATGTACTTCTAATTTTGGAGCCACATCAAAATCTATACCTAATTCGTTTGCAACTTCAAGTCTAGATTTACCTGTTCCTAATTCTCTAGCTGTTATATCATGAGGTGCTATATGAGAAGAATATGCGTAATTCTTTTCTTCTAACACATTAGCATAATGAGCTAAAGATTCACCTGATGTTTCGTAATAATCTATCAAATGAATTTCTTCACCTATTCTTTGTGCAAACCAAATAGATGTTGAATCTCCTATTCCCAAATCCCACCACGTCTCAACTCCAACGCTTTCATCATATGGTACTTTAGTAATTCTTTTTTCTTTTTCTGCTTTAGTTATCAGTCTACCATAATATGCACCTGATACTGCTGCAGTAAATGAACATTCAAACTCTTGATCATATTGTTCAGGAGTCATTATAGCTTGAGCTTCTTTTAACTCATGATCAGGTACTACATTAGTTTCTGATGCTCTATATAATTTACCATACCAATCTTTATGACCACGTAAAGCAAAATCATATACTTCCCAAAATGAGTTATGACCCATTGGTGTACCTATAAATATAACCCAACCTAGCTTATCTGCGATAGCAGGACGTATAATTTCTGTCCATACTCTTGGAGACATAATAGCATATTCGTCCAGGACAACTGCATCAAAGCCCATTCCACGAATACTATCTGGGTTGTCTGCCCCAAAAATTTGGATTCTAGATCCATTATACAAATCTATTCTTAATTCTGATTCGTTTCTTCCACCACCCCAATGCATTAATGGTTTTGTATAAAATTTTAAATATTCCCAAGCGATAGATTTTCCTTGGCGATATGTTGGAGCTATGAATGCACACAAAGATCTAGGTTTCTTTGCTGCTGTTTTAATTAATTCGTTTATAGATAATACTGATTTACCAAATCTACGATGGCATACTAGAACATTAAATCTTTTTAAAGATTTGTGACACTCTAATTGATAAGGTCTAGGTTTATATGGAACCTCAACTATCTTTACTTTCGTCTTTTTCCCATTGGACTTTAATTTCGACTGGGGCATCTGTTCCTATCTTTGTTGTAGTACTTGCAAGTTTTGGATGAATGTAAGGTGCAGCTTTTTCAGCAGCAAATAATTTACGTTCAGGTGCACTTGCAGGATTGTTTAACACAGATAACAAATAATCTAAAGGAGAATGTTGATATTTCTCTGCTAATTGATCCATAGATTTCCACAATACTTTACTTTTAGATCCAGGAGGTCTACCAGCACCAGGTCTTTTACCACCTAAATTTGGATTCTTTTGTTTAGTTTCATCTTCCATTATATAATTTTAAATCCTTTTCTATCATATTGTTTTTGTTTTGGTCTAGAAGCAACTTTTTTTTTAGTAAAAGGTTGTATAGCAGCAGGTGCTAAAAACGCAGCTGTTGCAGTAATAGGATTTTTAAATGCAAACTTAGCAGTTTTAAATAAAGCTTTAGGTAATGTTTTTCCTAAAAATCTTTGCTGTCCTGTAGTTTTACTTCCTACATCTTTAATAAACTTTTTACTAGCTTCTACAGCTTGTTTAGCTCTACCTTTAGCAGCACCTGTAACTGTATATTTTACAAGTTCTTTGCTTCTTCCACCTTTATAGTTTCCTTTTACATTAGCCATATTATTTTTTCTTCTTTTTCTTTTTCATTTTAGATTTAATGATTTTATTTTTAAGCTGTTGTGGTAATTTTTGTTGAGCTTTAGTTAATACGTTTTTCATTAGTAACCTTTCTTAACTTTTTTTCCCATTTTTTTTGCAGCTTTCTTTGCTGCAGCTTTACCCTTTTTTGTGTATGGGTATTTCTTTTTTCCTACCATTGGCATAGTTTAGTCCTTTATTTTAGAAGCTGTATATCCTCCAGCAGCACCAGCTCCTGCAGTATATTTTAGCTTATGTTTTTTAACGTGTTTCTTAGTTTTAGCTGAAAGAGCTTTCATTGCTTCAGTTGCACTTGATGCACCCTTTTTTGCATATACTTTACCAAGAAACAAAGCTGTTTTCATTCTCATCTTAGTAGTCCTCTCATAGCAGCATCTCTAGAAGTAGGTACAGGCATTCTTGCTTGTCTATTTCCCATCTGTGCCATTTGTGGATTATTAGCTTGTTGTAATAACCCTTGTTGTTGTTGTTTAGCAATTTCAGGCATTAACTTAGCTTTTATAATTAGCTGTAGTTTTTGCCCTTCTTCAGGCGTTAGCCGAATCATTTGATCTGCAAGTTTTTCTAAACTTTTACTCATTAGCAATTCCACTTTCTTAATGATTTATTTATTCTTGAATTAGGATCTCTAGCAGTTTTAGCAGAAGTTAGCTTACGCTTCATACCCTTCATTCTAGCACAAAACGATTTACGTCTTTTAGCAGCTTTTGATCCTGGTTTTAATTTTGATGGCTTAGTGGTAACAGCAGTTTTTAATTTAGATCCAGGATTAGCTCGTCTATATGACGCTACTCCTTTTCGGTTTAATCCACCTTTGGGATCTTTACCTTCTTTTCTTTGCCATGCAGGTGATTTAGCCATTTTTTCGTTTTCTCCCTGAAGCTGTAACTGACCATTTGACTTTTCTTGGGCCAGTCTTTTTACGAGCTTCTGATTTACTTATTCTACTTGCTACTTTTTTTGGTCGACAAGCAGGATAAGGTCTAGATTTCTTTTCTTTACCAGAACGTCCACACTTCTTGCCTGTCTTGACATCTCGCCAATCTTCAGCAAACCACTTTCGTAGTCCACCTTGAGCCATTAGTATTTGCCACCACGCTTTTTATACGTTTTGACAAGCCACGCTGATGCGTATGCTGATGGCCACGTTTTAAATTTACGTTTAGCTTCCGATTTTACTCTATTGTATAAAGCTTTATTCTTTGGTGTTGCCATTACAATATATATTTGTAATCCATAATTTTAGCTTTAGCTCTAAATTTAGGATCTTTCAAATCTTTTTTGAATTTATCTTTTTTTTTAGCTCTGTTCTTTAAAGT